CTGTCGATTGTAGCACTGCTACGAAAACTTGCCTTAATAGCAAAATTCTACATACAGAAACAACAAAAAAATGCGTCCGATGTGGAACAGAGTTTTTACCTACAATCGGCCATCAAAGATACTGTTCGGAAAATTGCCGTAAAACATCGGTAAAGGAATTCAATACAGAGTTATCGCAAGATACAGAGTTAAAAAAAGTATGTTTCGCCTGTGGAATTGAAAAAACGCTAAATGAATATTACTCGCAATATACATCATTGTATGGCGTAGCGAATTACTGTAAAGATTGCCTTAAAAAAGAATATCGCCAAAAAAAGTATGGCGACGAGCAAACCGCAAAATGCGAATATTGCGGAGCAGATTTTTTGAAGTCAAACGGGAAAAAATTTTGCTCACCTAAATGCAAAAGATCAGCAAGAACGGTCAAAAACGGCGGCGTTCCGCAACCCAACCGCAAGCCTCAACCCAACATGCCGGTCATTGATGGTAAAAAACAATGCACGATATGCGGAGAAATTCATTCTTTAACAGAATATTATTACAGTGAAAAAAGTAATAGGTATCATACATACTGCAATCATTGTCAAAGATTGAAGATGAGGGTGATTAGAGGGATTACAAAAAAGAAACGAAAAGACGGAATCGCTTGGAGGCTAAGGAATGGGTTAAAAAACAATCCAGATAGCCATGATTCGTTAATGAATGTTGGTTATTCGATAGCGGAATTGCGCAACCATCTTGAACGTCAATTCACAAAAGGCATGAGTTGGGAAAGGTTTAACGCTGGAGAGATTCACATAGACCATATTTTGCCGCAGGCGTCCTTTGATTTGTCTGACCAGGAAGAATGGAAATCCTGCTGGGCGTTGTCAAACTTACGTCCGCTATGGAAAAAAGATAACTGCGATAAACGAGCAAAAATCACGCACCTGTTATGAGTCTCATGAGTATTTCTGAATTATCTAAGTTGACCGGCCTCGCTAGGGAAACCGTAGCCAAGCGGTTGTCAGATATTCCCTATACGCCGGGCGACAAGGCGGCCAAGCTTTATGAGAGCCAAGCGGCATTGGCGGCATTGTATGAAGCGCCAGATCGAGGGAATCAGATTGATTTGATGTATGAACGGGCGTTATTGGCAAAATCGCAACGTACAAAGATTGATATTGAAATTGATTTGTTGCGCGGAAAACTCCTCCCCGCCGAAGTTGTTGAATCCGTCTGGAGCGGCATGACCGCCGCCGCGCGCCAGCGCCTGCTCGGGTTGCCCTATCGTCTGGCGACCGCCGCCCTGGCCGCTGAATCCTTTGCCGCGATTGAAACCGCCGCCTTTGAACTCATTACGGAAGCTCTCAATGAACTCCATCGCTTTGACCCCGCCGACTACCAGCCCCGGCTGGCTCCGTCTGGGGCGGGGCTGGCTGTGGAAACCGCCGCCCCGGCTGACGATCAGCCAGTGGGCCGACCAGGAGCGCCGGTTAAGCCGCGAGGCCAGCGCCGAACCCGGGCAGTGGCGAACTGACCGCGCCGCGTATCAGCGCGGCATCATGGACGCCTGCTGTGATCCGGCGATCCATACCATCGTCGTGATGAAAAGCGCCCAGGTGGGCTATACCGAGTGCCTGCTGAACGTGCTTGGCTACTACATCAGCCAAGACCCGTCGCCGATTCTGCTGGTCAATCCGACACTGGAGATGAGCGAGGTCTTCTCCAAGACCCGCCTCGCGCCGATGCTGCGGGATTCGCCCTGTCTGCAAGGCCTGGTGGCCGATCCGCGATCCAGGGACAGCGGCAATACCCTGCTCAGCAAGAATTTCCCCGGCGGCGTGCTGGCTTTAGCCGGCGCCAACAGCCCCGCAGGCCTTGCCAGCCGTCCAATCCGCATTGTGCTGTGTGATGAAGTGGATCGTTTCCCCGCCAGCGCCGGACCGGAAGGCGATCCGGTCAATCTCGCCATCAAGCGCTCGGCGACGTTCCAGAATCGCAAGATCATCATTGGCTCGACGCCCACCATCAAGGGACTCTCCCGCATCGAGCAGGCGTATGAGGCCAGCGACCGGCGGCGGTATTACGTGCCCTGCCCGCATTGCCGCCATTACCATCCGCTGCAATGGGCGAACCTGCATTTCGACGCCCATCATCCCGAAAATGCCGCCATGGCCTGCCCGGAATGCGGCGGATTGATCGAAGAGAAGCACAAAACCGGGTTATTAGCGCGCGGCGAATGGCGCTCCGAACAACCGGGCGTACAGGGCATGGCCGGATTCCACCTGAATGAACTGTACTCGCCATGGAGGCGCTGGGCCGACGTGGTACGGGACTTTCTGGCGGCGAAAGCGCACCCGGAAACGCTGAAAACCTGGATTAACACCTCGCTGGGCGAGACCTGGGAAGAGGAAAGTGAGAAATCCGACCCCACCTCTTTGCTAGCGCGTCGCGAAAACTACACCGAAGCGCGGTTGCCGGCGGGCATTCTCTACGTCACCGTGGGCGTCGATGTCCAGGGCGACCGACTGGAAGCGGAAGCGGTCGGTTGGCGACAAACGGCCCGCGATCAGCCGCCCGAGTCGTGGGGCATCGCTTATCAGGTGTTCCACGGCGATCCCGGCACCACGACGCCGTGGATCGATCTGGATCATTGGCTGAAACAGGAATGGACGGCGCAGGATGGGCGGAAATTGCGCGTCAGCGCAGCCTGTGTGGACACCGGCGGCCATCATGCCGCTCAGGTCTACGCCTTTTGTGCATCGCGGCAAGGGCGGCATATTTACGCCATCAAGGGCAGTCCGGGGTCACGGCCCATCTGGACGCCCAAAGCCCGCAAGGCCACTAAATACAACGCGCAGGTCTGGCTGGTGGGCGTCGATACAGCGAAAGATGCCTGGTATGCCCGGTTGCGCACCCCGGAGCCAGGGCCGGGCTATTGCCATTTCCCCACCGCATACTCTGAACACTATTTCGAAATGTTGACGGCGGAGCAGGTGCGCACCAAGTTCATCAAGGGCCGTCCGCAGCGGGAATGGTTTTGCCCGTCCGGTCGGCGCAATGAAGCGCTGGATATTCGCGTCTATGCGCTGGCCGCGCTGCTGGCCCGCCCGATTGACTGGGCCAGCCTGTCCCGCAGCTCCGGGCCGCCCGTTGAAGCGCCGCGTGCTGCGCCTCGGGAAGCGCCGGCCTCTTCTTTCATCAACCGACCCTCAGGGTCACCGTGGATTCGGAGATAACATGCCCTGGACTCACCCGACTGGAAAATCACCCAAGATTGTCACCTTGGTTTGTCTTGGCCCATCACGCAACAGCTATATCGGCGCGCGTTTCGAGCCGGATTTATCGGACTGCCTGGCGGGCGTCGATGAAGTCTGGACGCTGAATCGGGGCCATAGCACGTTTGCTCATGACCTGTGTTTTGTCATGGATCACCTCGGCGGCGAGGCCGACAAGTTCCCACGTTACGGCGCGTCGCTCTGGCATCACGATAAACCGATCATCACCAGCGACAATTTCGACGGTTGGCCGGGGCATGTCCATCCGTTTCCCTTTAAAGAGGTCTGGAACTGGCTGATTGGCGCGGTCAACCCGATGCACGGCGACTGGTATCACAACAGCCTGGCTTACATCCTGATCTATGCCGGATTTATCGGGGTGAAGGACTTGCGCATCTTCGGCGCCGACTATGCGCAGCACAGCAGCGGCCTGGTGGAAGATGGTCACCCGTGTGTCGCCTACTGGGTGGGAAAGATGGAGGCGGCGGGCCTCAAGGTGATGACGACGCCGGATTCCGCGTTCCTCGGAGCCAACCAGCGCGCTTGGATTTATGGCTACCAGAGCGATCCGCGTTCCGCCCCGGCGAACCGCGCGCGCTTTCGGACGCTGGTGGGCTTGCCGGTCGATCCGGTGTCCGAGACGCTGTTTTCCGGCGAACGGCAAGTCGGGCCGACCCTCGAACATATCCAGCCCGATCATCTGGCGCGGTATCAATGGGCCGCTAGTCGGCTATCCGGCGTGGTGCTGGACCTGGGTTCCGGCGTGGGCTACGGCACTGCCATCTTGGCGGACGCGCCGGCGGTCGTCGCCGTTCACGGCTTTGAACACAGCCGGGAATCGGTGGACTATGCCCGGCAACACTACGCACGATCCAATGCCGACTGGAAGGTCGTCGAGCTGGACTTTCCGTACTCTTTCCCGCCGAGCGATGCGGCGACGGCTTTTGAGATTATCGAACACCTGGCGCATCCCGACCAGCTGTTGCGCACTTTGCCGGCACAAAAGCTGCTCGCCAGTGTCCCCAATGAACTGGTGATGCCCTATTCGCCAGAGACTGCTCCTTTCCATCAGCGTCATTACACGCCGAATGAGTTTTCTCTGTTGTTGCTGCAATCCGGCTGGATCGTCGATCACTGGCATGGACAGATCGACCGCACCAGCCCGGTCGTTCCTTTCCATCCGCAGTGCCGGACGATTATCGTGGAGGCGCATCGATGCCCCGCATTCGCTTCATCGAATATGAATCCCGAAGCTGGCGCATCACCGAGCTAGCCCGGGCGCATCATCTCTCGGTCGGGACGCTCTACGGGCGATTGGAGCGTTTTGGCGAAACCGCCAGCGGCATTCAGCGCAGTCTGACCACCGGGCTGATGACCCGCCGCCAGGCGGGATTGGTGGGCGCTTCCCGCAGTCCCTGGGGACGCTCCGCTTCCTAAAAAATAATTTCAACTTTCTGCAAAAAAGACTTGCATCCATCTTATAGCGCGCTATAATAATCCCAACAGAAAGAGAAACCCAAACCAACCGGAGCAAACGACATGACCACCAAAACCTACAAAATATTTTTAGGCACTAACGGCCACCAGCAAAAAGCAGTCTGCACCGACAAGACTGACCCCCGCCATTTCGCCGGTGAGAAGTTAGTCTTTTCAGGCTACGAGATTGAGGCAAGTTCAGCGAAAGAAGCGGAGCTGAAATACTATGAAAGAGACGATTGATCAATTTTTGCCCCCTTGGGGCGCTCGCCTCGCCGCGAGTTGCCCCCCCCAAGACTACGAACTTTTTTTGAAAACGATTGAGGAGACCGCAATGAACGCCCCCCAAAACGAAATACTGAATGAATTGAGCCGCTACCAATATCAGCCCGGCATTAACCCGTTCGGGTTCAAGCTGACCGCCACCACCCTCGAAGGGAAATACGAGGAAATCCAGCAACGGCTGGCCGAGCGCGAAGCCGAAGCCGCTGCCTTCCGCGCCCGCATGATGGCGCAATACCGCTAGTCCACCTCCGCCAAGGACGGCGCACTTAAACCGGAGAACGCCATGAACATACGCATTCGCCCAGTGAGCTATATCACCAAGTTTTTTGGGTCAGACAAAGGAGTTCGGACGGAATGGGTCGTCGAACAACAGCGCGAGCGGCTGGCGGAAGAAGATGATTATCAGTATGAGCGCGATGCATGGGTACGCATCACCAGCGGCTCTACTGAAATTGAGGCCAAGAAGGCATTGGTGGCCTGGCTGAACGCTGAAATTGAAGCTGCCGGCATTCCTGCTGATGAGTATGCCGACTAATGACCAACGCCCAAACCCCCCACAGCCGCGCCCTGCGCGCGGCGACCGCCACCGCCCGCAATCGCCGGCTGCTGGCGGATGGGTATCGGAGGCTCAACATCCTGCTGAGTCCCGAGGCCAGCGCGAGGCTGGATCGGATGGCGAAAGAGGCGGGATCGAAAACCAAGGTGATTGAGAAACTTTTGACAAAACCGGAGAAAATAGAATGAATGATCGATTGGGCAACGAACCCGGCTATCGGCGACTTGCTGCTGATGAGCAGGTTCATGAGAGGGATGAATTATTTGGCATCTGGAGTCAGAGATGGATACCGGCTTCATCCTGTCAAATCAACCTACTCGCCCACAAGGCGGGGGGGATTTGCGATTTGGCGAAGGCCACTCACCCGCTAATCAAAAAGCCCGCTCAATGCGGGCTTTGTGCTTTATGCCGGAATCCGGCAATCGTCTTTCTTCAATCCCTCAATCCACTTCGGTGTCTTCCCGCGTCCCGTCCACGTCTGCGCCGGATTCGCCGGGTTGCGGAATTTCGCTACGCCGTTGATGCGCGCCTTTTTCGCCGGGGCGGGCGACTCGCCGACAATGGCGAGGAGTTGCGCGCGCCTAGCGTCAATAGCGCGCAGCTCATCAGCGGCTCTAGCGGAAATTTCGGCTTGAATGGCGTCTCTTTCGAGAAATAAATCCTGAATGGAAAGCATTTGATAATCGGTCATTGAAAAACTCCTGAGTTGTGGAATGGCGATTGTAATTCTTGTTCCGCAAAGCGCAATAAAAAGCCGCTCTTGGTAGAGCGGCCCTGTTGCCCATGCCTCGAATGGACAGGACAGGACAGGAAAGGCCAGGAAAGGATCGGTAGCCCAGGTTGAGAGACCTGGGCTTTTTGTTTGTCGCAAAAGCAGTTGACAACGCTATCGTTTTTGATTCCGTTTGATCCTATGAGCATTTACGACGGAATCGCCCCATCTGTTTTATCCGCCCGCTTGACCGAGGCGCAGGATGCGTATCACGCCCTAAGTCTCGGAAAACAAACGGTTTCTTTGTCGATTGGCGACAAAAGGCTGACCTTCACGCCCGCCGACACCCGCCGACTGGCTTCATATATTGCGCAACTGCAACGCGAAATCGCCATTGCCTCGGGCAATGCAACGGCCAGCGGACTTACGGCGGTGGCGACGTGGACGCGCTGACCCGCTGGATTTCCCTCTTTTCCCCCGGCTGGGCCGCTTCCCGTGTCCATCACCAGGCGCGGCTCAAGCTGGCGACAAGATATTACGATGCCGCGACTCCGAACTCCCAACACCCCCGCCGTGGTAGTAATGCCAGCGCCGACGCGGTGATGGATCGGGCGCGAGGCAACCTGCGGGAGTACGGACGCTGGCTGGATGAGAATCACGATCTGGCGGTGGGCGTCCTCGATGACTTGGTGACCAACGTCATCGGTTGCGGCGCCGGCATTGAGCCGATGGCGACGACCGGACGCGAACCAGAGCCGGCCATTGCCTTCAATCGCCAGTTGACCGACTTGTGGAACGAGTTTTGGCAAGCCCCCGAGGTCACCGGCGAACTACCCGGCCCGGAACTGGAACGGCTGATCTGTCGTTCCTGGCTACGCGATGGTGAAGTGTTCGCTGCGCACGTCAACAAATCCGGCGCGCCGTATGCCAGCCGTATCCCCTATGCGCTGGAAGTGCTAGAAGCCGATTTTGTCCCGTATGACCTACTGGACGCCGGCAATCGGATTGTCCATGGCGTGCAGAAGGATGGCTGGGGCCGGCCTCTCGGTTACTACGTCATGAAGCAGCATCCAGGATCGACGATCAGCGTGCCGGGTAGTCGCTTTGAAACCGTCTACCGCCCCGCCGAGCAGATGATGCACCTGAAATTAGTGCGTCGCCTGCACCAGACGCGCGGCGTGTCACTGTTCCATGCCGTGTTGACCCGGCTGGATGACCTCAAAGACTACGAAGAATCGGAGCGCATCGCCGCTCGCGTCGCTGCCGCCCTGACCGCGTTCATCAAGCGGGACTCGGGCCTGTCGGACGTGGTGACCGCCACGACCGGCGAAGACTCGACGGCCACGACCCGCGGCTTTGCGATGGAGCCGGGATTGATCTTTGATGGGCTGATGCCCGGTGAAGACGTGGGCCTGATTGATTCCAAGCGCCCGAACCCGAACCTCGAGGCGTTCCGCAATTCGATGTTGCGGGCGGTCGCCAGCGGCACCGGCACGCGCTTTTCCAGCATCGCCAAAAATTACAACGGCACGTACAGCGCCCAGCGCCAGGAACTCGTTGAAGCGGTCGCGCATTACCGCCGGCTGTTCAGCTACCTGCGCTATCGCTTCTACTTGCCCGTCTGGCGGCGCTTCATTGACGCCGCCCGCCTGTCCGGGGCGTTGCGCTTGCCGCTGGGCATCAATGAAGCCAGCCTGTACACCCCGGAAATTCGCCCCCCGCAGATGCCGTGGATTGACCCGAAGAAAGAGATTGAGGCGTTTGCGCTGATGGTGGAGGCAGGGTTCCGCAGTCGGCAACAAGTTATCCGCGATATGGGCGGCGACCCGGCCACGGTGGACGCGCAACTAGCGGCGGACCCGCTGGATATTCGCCCGCCGACTGAAACCGAAACGCCGGAAGCACCGAAAGATGATACCGAGGACGATATGGAGGAAGCCGCATGAGTATCGCCGGTAGTTTATGGGGAGCGATTCAGGGCGAAGCCTGGGACGATCTACGCTTTCCGGCTCAGGGCATTAACCCTGCCGGGGCGGTTGATGCGCCCTCTGTCGATACGACGGACTATCCCGGCACGCTGCTCTTTGTGCATAACGCCACCAAACTCATTGCGGGCGTGGCGCAGTTGCCGCATGCCTGGGTTGAGGGTTCGGCGATTCGCCCGCACGTCCACTGGTCGAAAACCACCAGCGCCAGCGGCGGCGTGGTCTGGCAGTTTTGCTACGCCATCGGCGCTATTGGCGGCACTTTCGGTACGTACTCGGAATGGGCGGACGGCACGCCGGCAGTGGCCGATGGCGATACCGCTCATCTCCATGCACTGGACTCGTTCCCGGAAGTGGCGATGCCGAACTGTAAGGGTTCCGCAATGGTGGCTTGGCAAATCCGCCGCAAACACGACGCGACCGGTGATGATTATGGCGCCGCCGCCCGGTTATGGGAGTTCGATTTTCACTACCGCGTCTACGGTCTGGGAAGCGAACAGGAATTCCCGACATGAAGCGCTCGACTCCGGCCCCAGCGCCGTTGCCGGTGATCCGCCTGGACTGCCCGAAATGCGGGACTGTTATGCGCATCTATCGCATCACGGATACTTACCCGGTCAAGCTGCCCGGTTGTTGCCCGGCCTGCCTGTCCCAAATCCTGACCTACACCCCAGAGGCGATAAATGAATCGTGATATTGCCGGCCAGCGCTTTGAGCGGGAAGCGACGCTGGAAACCCGGCGGATCGACGTAGATGCCCGCACGGTGCCGGCGGCGCTGTCGAGTGAGGCGCCGGTGCGGCGGTTCTATGGCCAGGAAATCCTGGTGCATACCGAGGACGCCATCGAACTGAGCCGGGCCGAAGGCGGGTTGCCGCTGCTATGGAAGCACGATGACGGTCAGCCGATTGGCCTGGTGGAGAAGGTGCGCGTCCAGGACGGCAAGCTGCGCGGCGTGCTGCGCTTTTCCGACAACCCGAAAGCCACGGAGATTTTCAACGATGTTCGCCAGGGCTTTCTCAAGAATATTTCCATCGGCTACACCGTAGACCGATACGAAGAATCGGCGAACAGCGACATCGTCCGGGTGACCGGATGGACGTTGCTGGAGGCCAGTGTTGTGACCGTGCCCGCTGATGCAACGGTGGGCGTCAATCGTTCCCTACCAGGAGCTGTAACCATGTCTGATGAAAACAAGCCCGTCGAGATCGGCGGAACCGAAGGCGCTCCGGTAGTGGATATTGCCGCTGCCCGCCGTGAGCATCAAATCGCCAAAAAGGCCGGCGCCATTGAAGCCACCAAGGTAGAGCGGGCGCGCATCGCCAGCCTGCGGGAACTGTGGGATTTGCCCATCGTGCCGCGCAACGATTTCTACTTTGCGCAGTTGGAGCGGGCGATCAACGAGGGCTGGCCGCTGGACGGCGCCCGCAAAGTCTTGATGGACATCCTGGCCGGGGAAGCCGAGCCGGTCATTGATCCGGCGGCCTCTGAAGGTATCCGCGTGGCCTCTCATGAGGGCCGCTTGCCGCCGGTGATCGTGCCTGCCCGTCCGGGCAATCAGTCCCGAGCGCTGGGGCATATCCAGATGGGCCAGGATGCCAAGGACAAGTTTAAAGATGGGGTGATTCAGGGTCTACTGATCCGCGCCGGCATGATCACCAAGCGTGATGAGATTCAAAAAGCCCGCGAGGGCGGGATGATCGGTAAGAGCCTGAACAGTTTGGCGGGCGAATTTTTGCGGGTCATAGGCGAATCGACGCTGAATCTGTCCGACGAAGAGATGGTGAACCGGGCGTACAGCTACCGGGCCAGCGGGCAGACCACCAGCGATTTCACCAACATTCTCGCCAATGTCGCCAGCAAATCGATGCTGATGGGCTGGGACGAAGCGCCGGAAACCTGGCAAATCTGGACGCGACGCGGGCAACTGCCTGATTTCAAAACAGCTGAAGTTTCCGGTATCAGCGGCTTTACCGGGCTGGATGTGGTGCCGGAAGACGGCGAGATCAGCTACGGCAAGTTCACCGACCGGAAGGAAACCATCAAACTGGTCCAGTATGGCAAAAAGTATCGCCTGTCTCGCCAAGCCATCATCAACGACGATCTGCGGCACTTTACCGCCGTGCCTCGGGCTATGGGCCGGGCGGCCAATGCCAAGGTGGGCGACATTACCTATGCCATCCTGGATAGTGTCGGTCCGACGTTGAATCAGGACAGTATCGCGCTGTTCGATACCTCGACGCATAAAAATTACACAGCCGCGTCTACCGCGCCGACCGTGTCTACGCTCGGGACGGCGACCGTCGCCATGGCGTTGCAGAAAGACCCCAACAGCACCCGCGTGCTGAACATCCGCCCGCGTTACTTGCTCGTTCCGGTCACCCTGGAAGCTACTGCTCGTGTGTTGATGGCGTCGACCTACGATCCGGCGGGAACGGCGGGAACGCTCACCCCGAATCCCTATAACGGGCGCTTTGAGGTGGTTACCGATGCGCGTCTGGACGGCCAGACCTCCGGAACCGCCGCCTGGTATCTGCTCGGCGATCCAAATACCTATGATACTGTTGAGGTCGCGTTTCTCAACGGCGTCGCGGAACCGTACATGCGGGAAAACCCCGACTGGGCCGGTCAAGGGATGGAGTACATGGTGGGTGTGGACTTCGGTGTGTCAGCGCTGGACTTCAGAGCCATGCACAAGTATCGCGGTAGCTGATCGCACAGACCCCTGCGCCGTTTCGGCGGCGCTTCCTCTCTTTTTAGTGGAGTGATTCTCATGTCTCAATCTCTTGCTGACGGCAGCGTCTTCAACTACACCGCGACGGGCGCCCTGCCGAATGGCTCGTTGATCGTGGTGGGCAACCGGGCGGGCGTCGCCCTGAATACCGCGACCGGCGCCGGTCAGGTCATCGCGCTGGGCCTGGAAGGCGTTTACAGCGTCGCCTGCTCCACGACCGGCACCATGGCTGCCGGCACTGCGGCCTATTACAAGATCGGCACCACCGGCACCAAGATTATGAAAGCCGCGGCATTGGCGGCGGCGACCGGCACGACGAGCGGTATGGCGCGGGCGATCGGCATGTTCTGGGAAACCAAGACCTCGGGCGCGACACGCACCACCATCAAGGTCAAACTGGTCGGCGGCCCGATGCCCTGGGCGTAAGCGATGCCTGAGTCGCTGTTTGATGCCGTGATGCGCGCATCCGGCATTCCGGCGCTGGAGACGGCGTTCGGCGTACCGATGACGCACATCAATGACGAGGGCGACGAGGTCGCGGTGACCGGTATTCTGGAGTCCAGCATGGCGCCGGTCGGTGAATTCGGCGAACGCATGGAGCCGCGCACCACCATCACCGTCGCCAAAAGCGCGGCGGTCGCGGTGGGCGATACCCTGCACTATGCCGGGGAGGTGACCGACGAAGACCCCTATCCTGATGATGTGGTCTGGACGATGGCGCAAATCATCGAGGACGACGGTTATCTGGTGCGATTCGCGGTGAGGCAGCAGGAATGAGCAGCAATGCGACGCTGGCGATTCGCAATCTGGTGACCAAGCTGGGAACCGTCGGCACGGTCAGAACGGGCCGTTCGGCACTGGAAACCACCAGCGCGGATTTGCCGGTGATGACGGTGCGCAGTCTGGGCGATGCCCCGGCGGCGGAGCAGATTTATGACGACCGCAGCTATACCCGGCGCGTCGGGATTGAGGCGGTGTTGGATGTCAGCACGACGGCGGCGTATCACGAATCCCTGGATGATCGGTTGTCGGCCATCCGGGCGGTGATTGTCCCGGACGTGACGACCGCCTATTGGCTGGGTGGCTATGCCCTGGACGTGCGGGAAACCGGAGCCACGATGCTGCATCCGGCGGATAACAGTGGCCTGGCCGTCGTTCAGGTCACTCTCGAATTTGACTACCTGGATTAAAGGATTTCATGATTTCGATTAGCGTGTGCATTCCCACCACCGGATTATCCCGAGCGGAACATACTCTGAGCCTGGTCAATCTGGGGCTGTATTACATGCAGCACCCGTTGTCGCCAGGACAGGAGCAGACCATTATTTTCCGCCACTACCAATCGTCCAGTATCAGCAACGGAAGGGAATCGCTGGTCATGAATTCATTGGCGGACGGCGCGTCGCATGTGCTGTTTATCGATGAAGACATTGCGTTCGACATGGATGTTTTGCATACGCTGTTTGCCCGGAATTTGCCCATCGTGGCCTGTAACTACCGCATTCGGTTCGAGGGATGCGGGTTCGCCGCCATGACGCCGGACCTGACGGGGCGCATCGCCACGACCGCCGAGTCGCCGGACCTGGAACCGTGCGGCGCGACCGGCCTGGGCATGGCGCTCATCGCCCGCGAAGTGTTTGAAGCGCTGCCGCATCCCTGGTTTCCACAGCATTGGTGCGCGGAGTCGATGACCTACACGACGGAAGATTTACCGTTTTACATTGCGGCGACGGAAGCCGGTTTTACCCCGATGATTGATCATGCCGCGAGTCGGAAACTGCAACACATCGGCAGTTATCGCTATCGCTGGAATGATCCCCACGACCCCATGATTTGATGTTCAGGAGTTTGCTATGGCTACGCTCAGCAGTGCAGCGGTTTATTACGAATCCGGCCAATCCTCGGTCGCGTTTGCGGCGATGACCGACGCCGGCGCGCATACGATTTACACCACGACGACGAAACCGTGGTCACAAGTGGCCGGTTATGAATATGTCGTCGCGCCCTATGGCCTAGCCACGGGCGGCGAAATCACCCCCGGAGCCAGTAACAACAAATTAGACATCGCCGCCGCCACCGCTTATATGGCGGGCGTATCCGGCGCTAGCGCCACGACCGGGCTGTTGACCGTCAACGCCAGTGTCGATACGGTCACCTGCACGCGCGGTTCAGGCGGTAATGCCTACATTCAAAACGCCATTACGATCGACAGCACCGGCGCATATGCTGCGGTGGCCGGCACGGCGACAACTGCGTTCAGCACGACGCGAGGCGCAAACGGCGGCCCCCCGGCGATTCCGTTGGGCAGTATCGAGATCGGCCACGTCAAATTCACCTCCACCGCCGATGCTGCGGTCGCCACGACCGAGATTTTCCAGGTCGTCGGCACCAACACGGAACGATACGATTATCCGGTCTGGGCGGAAAATCCGATTGAGGGCAAAATCACCTTTGCCTCGGCCTTGCCCGTGATTCACGGCTCGGCGGCGGCCACCGCCACGGCTACGAAAAAGGTCTACATCAAAGCGGCGACGCCGATCTTTGCCGAGATCAGTCGGGCGCGCGACTGGGTGCCGGCGGAAACCTCTAACTCCGTCAACAGCGAACAGTTTTACGATGGCCCAGTTGGATCATTTGCCAGCAGCTTAGGTCAGGCGTCGTTTACCGCGTCGCTCAATGACGGCGTGACGGATGCGCTGCTGGCGAAAAAGGGCAGCAACCTGCTGTTCAAGTTTTCGCCGGACAAGAACAAAGCGCCGTATCAGTTGACGCAGGGCGTTTTAGGGGTGAGCCGGACGTTTGCGGCGGGCACGAATCCAATCGCGACGTTCACGGTATCGGCCAGCCAGGCCAGCGTGGACTTTGCTTCATGACCTTTGATCTGGAGCGGTTCCGGGGCACGGCGCTCGCGCCCCGGCAAGCGACGGTTCCAGTCCCGGACCTCGAGTCATTCTTTTGCGGCGACGAGCCGGTCTGGATCGTGCGCGGGTTGACCGGCGAGGAAATCGCCCGCTGCAATGAAAGCAACGCCCGCCATGCGACGATTGCCGCCGCCGTGCAGGCGCTGGCCAATAGCGCAGCGGCAAAAGCGGAAACCGTCGAGGCCATGCAAAACCTGATCGGGTTCGGGACGGACGTACCGGAAGACCTGGCAAAACGATTTGATCACCTGACCTATGGCAGCGTCAGCCCGGTGATTGATCGGGCGCTGGCGGTCAAGTTGTTCGCCAGTTTCCCGATTGTGGCATACCAGTTGAGCAACAAAATTCTCGAACTGACCGGGCTGGGGCCGGACGTGGGAAAATAGCCGCACTCTACAGTGACCCTACGGTGGGAATGGCAATGACGCTATGCGACATGAAGGGCCGATTCTTGTATGAGTGTCGGCCTGATTTGTTTCCGCAACGCCAGCTCACGGCTGTTGAGTGCGCTTTGTGGGGTCAGTATTATCACGACAAACAACGCAGCAAAACCTAATGGCTAACACGCAATCGGTTATTGAGATTGTCTTCAACGGTATCGACAATGCCAGTCAAACGGCGCGGGATATTGCCGATGCATTTGGCGAATTTGATAGCCAGGTTCAGGGTATTGCTGCGCCATTTGCTGATCTAGCCGACAAATTATTAGCCACCGAGGCGGCAGCATTAACAGCAGGCGCGGCGCTCGTCGGAGCGGCGATCAATGCGGCGGACGCCTTTGATGTCAGTTTCAGGGAAATTGCCACCTTGATTGAATTGCCGATCGAGGAACTGGAGGGATTCAGGAATAAATTACTGGAGTATGCCTCCACCAGTACGCAGTCTTTAGATCAAATCACGCAGGCCACTTATAACGCTATTTCTCAAGGCGTGGCCTATACCGATTCACTGGAAGCAGTCGCGGTCGCTGAACGGCTGGCGGTCGCCGGCAAGGCCGATTTAAATCTGACTTTGCAGGGATTGCTGGGCACGCTCAATGCCTACGGCCAAGGCATGGATTCCGCCAGCGAATTTTCGGATATCTTTTTCACTACGGTCAAACTAGGCAAGACCACCATCCCGGAATTAGCCGGCAGTATTGCCAACGTGACCGGTATTGCCGCCAACAGCGGCGTCAGCTTCAAAGAATTAGGCGCGGCGATTGCCACGCTGACAGTTTCCGGGCAGGGGACTTCAGAATCCATTACCGCCATCAAGGCAGCGATCAGCGCCATTCTGGCGCCCAGTGAGCAGGCCAAGGATTTAGCGCAAGAGCTGGGCATTCAATTTAACCAGGCCGGAATTAAATCACTGGGGTTTTCCGGCGTCTTGGCGCAAGTGGCGGAAAAGACCGGACTGTCCGCCGATCAACTCAAAACCCTGTTTGGCAGCACAGAGGCGGTGAATGGCGTTTTGGTGCTGGCCGGTACGGGCGCAGAAAAATTCAAAAGCAATCTGGAGGCGATGGGTAAAGCGGCTGGCGCGACCGATGCGGCATTTGCCAAAATGAAGGACGCTACCGATACCCTGGCGCAAGCCTTTCAAGTGGCGCTGGTCGGTTTCGGCACGCCCTTATTAGACAGTTTCAGCGGCGTCAAGGATGCGCTGGCATCGCTGGCGCAAGGCTTTATCAAGGCGGCGACGGAAGGCGAGCAGGGCTTTAAACCTTTCCAGGATTTTATCAATGCCGCATTGGAGGGTATTGCTGCCACGATTGAGAAGGCCGCGGAGAATTTGCCGGCGGCGCTGGATAATGTGGACTGGTCCGGGTTATTGGAATCTTTGGGCGAACTCGGAAAAGAAGTCGGGAATTTATTTGATGCCCTGTTTGGCGATATTGACATCACCACCACGGAAGGATTAACGAAAGCGATTCAGACAGTCCTGAATTCCTTCGAAACGCTGACGGTCATGGTGACCGGTATCATCAGCGAATTTAAACCCTTCGCAGCGGCCATTGGTGGCGTCATTCAGAATTTCAACGATCTGGATAAAGCCTCGAAACTGGAATTTGGTCAAGCGCTGGGCGCAATGAAACTGCTGGTGGATGTCGGGACTGGCGTCGGACTGGCGCTGATTGCCATTGGCCGGGCCGGGCTGGATATGGGCGCGGCGCTAGACGTGGTTTTTGGTGCGGCCAAAGTGGGGATTAACGCCCTGCAAGTCGCGTTTGATACCGCCAGCCTGTTTATTGTCGAGTTTGCCCAAAATATTGTCACCGCTTTATTGAAGACCGCTGAGACTTTGGGCGCGGATGAAATTGCCGGGCAGTTGCGCCAGGCGCAGGGCGAACTGGAAACCTATTCCAATGCGGTCAATGAAAATCTGCTCAGGAACGCTCAGGAACTCAAGGACGGTTATAACCAGGCCACCGGGGAAGCGGCTAGCAAAACCGATGCCATGCGTCAGCGCCTGGATGAATCCAGCGACGCGCTGAAGAATCTCGGGAAAGCCGGTAAAGAAGGCGCGAGCGGAATTCAGGAAACCACGGACGCCGCCGCCGAGCTGGGCCGGTTGAAAATTGAACCGCTCGAAGTCTTTGAAGCCCTGCCCGATGCGGCAGATAAAGCCGGCCAAGCATTCAGGCAAACCGGAAAAGACCTGACGGACTTCGTGCAAAAGACGGTCACGGTCCGCGATGCGAATGGCGAAATCGTCCGCACCTTTGAAGATCAAGCGATTGCCGGCGAGAAATTATCCGGCACGTTTTCGGTGGTAGGCAAGGGCGCAACCGATGCCGCCGACAAAACGCAAAAAGCCAAGGACACCCTCGACGCCCTCACTCAATCCGGCAAGCTGTCCGTCGATCAGTTGTTGGAGCTGACGAAAATCAGCAACGATTTCAAGGTGGCGATGGAAGAGATTGCTTCCAACGAGCGCATCAAGAATATCGAGTTCGCGGTGAGCCTGAAAACCGCGCAACTGGAAACGGATATGGAGCGGGTGAAAGCGGCGTTTGCCAGTATTGACAGCACCATTACCAGCACCGGGGATTTACTGGGCAGTCTGTTCGGGAATTTGACCAGCACTGATGATCGATTCAAGGAGATGGCGATTCAGGAGCAAATTGATTTGGAAAATAAGCGCCGTCAGGAGGCGCTGGACATTCAAAAGCAACTGGCCGAGGCCGAGATCGAACGGATTAAAGCGCAGACCGCCGCCCTGAATCGCGGCGATGCGCTGATCACGATTGAAGGCGATGGATTGGAACCGGAACTGGAGGCGTTTATGTGGAAAATCCTCGGCAAGATTCGCACTCGCGCCAATGCAGAATTTGCGGATTATCTGTTGGGGTTGGGGGTCGCATGATCGGATTATCGACGGCGACCTATGACCCGAACGGCGCTTTACGATTGACCGCGCGCGTGCAGGATGACCGGCAAGCGGATCGGCGCGGCACGGTCACTGCTACCCTGGATGGCGGATGCAGCGTCTACGATGGCGGCTATAGCGTGACCGATCAAGCCTGGAATACGACGCTGCGTCATCCCGCGCTGGCCCTGCTCAATCGGTTGCAGTACCTGGTGGCGTATTACGCGGAATTGACGCTGTGCTGTGAGACCGGCGTCTTTGCCGCGCGCGTCTCTTATGCGGTGCGCAATGACCTTTTGACAATCACGCTGCGGCCCACGCGCCGTTTGGATGGTGGCTAATGGCCTCTTCGATTACCTGGTATGACCACAGTTGGAAATTGATCGCCACCGGCCTGGTCGACCTGGATACGGATACCCTCAAGCTAGCGCTGGTGACCTCCAGCTATACCCCGGCGACCAGCCACACGGTTTGGGACCCCGGTACGAATAACGCCGCCGATCCTTCACACAATGAAGTCGCGACCGGGAACGGGTACACCACGGGCGGCGAAACCATCGCCACGCCGGTCGCGACGAACTCAAACATCGACTATGACGATGTAGTGTGGACTTCCCTCACCAAGACCTTTCGCTATGCCGTGTGCTACATGGATGGCTCGGCGGGCGCGCTGACGGACCCGCTGCTGTTCTACATCCTGCTCGACACCACCCCTGCCGATATTGTCAGCAACGGATCGAATTACACGATCCAATGGAACGCCACCGACAAGCTGTTCTATAAACCGGCCTGACCCTCATGATCGTCTGGATGTCGGTCACCGCGCAGAACCTTCCCGGCGAGGGTTCGGGGCTGTACGCCACCCATAACCGCTTTTGCCTGTTCGGGCTGGACTCTGCGGCGAATACCATTCGGGGGATTCGTTGCTCGACACGAATGCCGGCGACCTATTGGGCGACGACGGGCAGTGGGTATCCCGCAGAGAAAGAGGCGGCGTTGCATGGCGTAGGCTTTGACTGGCGTTTCTATGACGGCGTACGCAGCGATGGCGAGCAAAATCTGGTTTGGACGGGGTACGAAGCTATCGAAAATAATGAAAACCCGCTGAGGACTTTTTACGCCGCTACTGATGGCCGTATTTATTGCGCCATGAATCGCGTCAATATGTCCAGAACTTCAGTCCCTAAAGAGGGAGTGACTCAAGCGCAATTACAGCCGGCCTTTGATGCCTACCGTGTTAATCCCAGCACCGAAAATTACAACGCCCTATTTGCACTTCTGGAAAATGACTATCGCAATTTTTATACGGAATTCTTCCGCGTTTATCGGGAGAGCGGCGATCAAGTGGCCTTTCCGGCGGTTCATGATCGGCCCATCAGCGCGGTCTACGCCGATGATACCGCCCTCTATATTGCCGGCGATCCGAACGACGCTGATATTTTTCTCAAAAAACTGGATTTGGACGGAACGCTGATTTGGGAAGCAGAATACGATTCGCTCGCCGCGCCGCCGTACTATGTGCCGCCGGGGCTTTATGGAGTCCCCGCTTATTACAATGATACCGAATGGCAGTTTTATCTGCATGTATCTTCCTCCGATGACGTATATGTGACCGGAAGGATGCAGATCAATGCGTATTACTCTGGTTATGGGCTTCAATATTCCTATACGCTGTTTTTCCGCAAATACAATAGTAGTGGCGTGTTGCAATGGGAACGGCGCTTAACGATGACGGCAAAAGGAGCCACGATTGACCAGACTCCGGCAACGGTTACGAATATCGTCAGCGACGGGACATATTATTACCTGGCGCACGGCCATTGCTATCAATACACCGACGAAGCGGATGATGACTTCTGGATTGATTCGGTCAATGAAAACCCGGCCAGTGTCACAGTTTGGGATGAAGACGGGGATTTAGCAGGTTTTATCACGACCCCTTACACCATTGGCTCTTTTGGCATCATTAACGCCGGACACCATCCCATCAGCCGACTGGCGTTGCGGGATGGCATGCTGTTTTTGTCGATGCCTTATTACTCTTCGGGCGATCCTGTGGCGTACATCTACGATACCGCGACGCTCTCGTCACAAACCCTGAATCTGACAGAGGATCAGTATATCCAAGGACGACCGTTTGCATTCGACAGCGCGGGCTATCAGTATTTTGCCGCAGTTGTCAGCGGCAGTTGGTATGCCTTCGATGATGCGGGCGTTCAAATCTGGACGGACCCTTTAAGCCTCCCTACCTCCCTTTATACCTATGACCTCCAGATCGTGGAGAACCCGGAGCTACCGGCGCTAGCCTTGCCGCTGAACCTGGGGCGCCCGGACTGGCAAGGCGACCGCTATACCTCCGTCGCCGGGTTAGCGCTGGGACTATCCCTGGCGATTCCGCGCCTGATTCGGGATTATGTCGGGGCGTTGCGGCCCGCGATCCATCGGTTGGTGCTGTATGGCTCCCCGCCGCTGGAGTTGCCGGTCATTTCGGCGTCGATCCGCCGCAATGCGCTGGAGCGCTCGCTGAGCGTGGTCATCGCCCCGCCGTCATTGACGATGCTGGACGCCATCGAAGTGCGCGACGGTAATGACCTGATTTTTTATCGGGGCGTGCGCTTTGCGGATGATGCCGAGCAGCTCGACATCCTGGCTTTGGCGCCGCTGACCGGCATCCGGGTAGATCGGGGCGGGCGCAGTTTGCGCTTGTCACTGGAGGGGAAGGCGAGCGAGGCAACGGCGGAAGGCGCGTCGCGCACGATTCAGGGCATCAGCTATCGGTCTCTGAGCGAGGGTCGGCGGCGGGTGCGCTGTGCCGTGGATACCTATTTGCGGCCCGGCGATGTGGCGAACCTGGGCGGCGGGGAGTCACTGGTCGTGGCGGAGATCGTGATTTCGCTGACCGTGAACAGCGCTACCATGGAGATCGCGGAATGATCGCCGTCGGCGGACAACGAGGCAGCAACATCACGACGCGCACCTGTGATGATGACGGGAATGCCGATTGGACAGCGGATCATGGGGCGAATGTTTTTGCCATTGCGATAGATGCAGACGGCAATGTTTACACGGGCGGCGCGCGCACCAGCGATTTAACCACGCGCAAATACAATAGCGCGGGCAGTCTGGTCTGGTCGGTGGATCATGGAGCAAGCGTCACCGGCATTGCTGTCGATGCGTCCGGCAATGTCTATACGGGCGGACTCAGCGCGGGGTCTTCGCCCAATATTTTTACCACGCGCAAATACAATAGCGCCGGATCATTGCAGTGGTCTGTTAATCATGGGGCGAATGTCTATGCCATTGCTGTCGATGCGTCCGGCAATGTCTATACGGGGGGATCAAGAACTGGCGTTACAACCACAGACAGGACCACGCGCAAATACGACAGCTCCGGGAATCTGGTCTGGTCGGCAGATCATGGAAATTTTGGAATTATTCAAGCCATTGCTGTCGATGCGTCCGGCAATGTCTATACGGGCGGTGATGTCCGGTCTTCGGTGACCACGCGCAAATACGACAGCTCCGGGAATCTGGTCTGGTCCGTCAATCATGGAACTAATATTTACGGCATTGCTGTCGATTCCTCCGGCAATGTTTATACCGCCGGAGCACGCACCAGCAACCTCACCACGCGCAAATATAATAGTTCGGGTTCGCTGCAATGGTCAGTAGATCATGGTGATTCAGCGACCGGCATTGCCGTCGATTTCTCCGGCAATGTTTATACGACCGGCGTCCAATCCAGTAGTATCACAACTCGTAAATACAATAGTTCAGGGAACGCCGTCTGGACCAAAGACCACGGAGAAATGCGAGCGCTGGCCTGGCGGGCGGTGGCGTTTTCTACAGCGGTTCCGGCCTTGGCCTTGCCGCTGGCGTTGGGGACGCCCTTTCAGACCTTTTTTCATCCCATTCCCGCCCTGGCCTTGCCGCTGGCCTTGGCGGCGCCCTCCAGTCTCACGCCGGACCCGCCGGACCTGCAACATCTAGCGGTCACGGAAACGGCCATTTATACCGGCGTCGTCACCGGCTCTGGCGCCATGCTGTTCCTGCCCTTGGCGGCGATTGAATGCCGGCGGGAACTGGGGCAATCGACCTGGATCACCGTGCGAACGACCTATACCTCGGCGCTCTATGCGGCACTGCCCGCCCGCGTCGGGGCGGAACTGATCGTCTTTGCCGGGATTCTCGGCGGGACCAGCTCAGGGATTTTCCTACGCGCCGTGTTGACCGACGTGGCGTATACCTACTCACCGCAAGGCGGCGAGCTGCGGTTGACTGGACGAGTCCAGACCCCCTCATATAGCGCCACGACGCGCGCCTTGACCGGCGTTCAATCTCTGCAAACGGTCGATGGAAGGCGGACGGTGCGCTGTGCTGTTGATCCGCTGTTGCGCCCGAACGATACCGCGACCTGGGACGGCGACAGTTGGACGGTCGGGATTATCCAGTACGAAATCACCCCCTATAGCGCCTGGATGCGCGTCACGGAAGCGGATTGATGGGACAGATCAGGATCATCGAAGACTTGGGCGAGGGGCTGTTCCAGGGCAAGCTGGAATATAACCGCGCGCCGCTGGATGCCGAGGTCACCCGGTTAGAGGAAGAGCAGACGCAATACTGGACCAAGGTGCTGGAGGCGTTGCAGACCCTGGAGCGTTTGCAGCAAGCGAAAGCCGACGCCCGCGAAGGGATGGATGCGGTCATTCAGCAATGGCTCGACGGGCTGATCAGCAAACTCAATGAAACCGCGCCCGAGATTCCGCCGCCGGAACCGAACGACCCCGAGACCGGCGAACCGTGGGAAGACCCGGATCGGGCGCAGGATGGCCCGCTGTTCACGGCGATCAATGCCGCCCGGTCAGCGGCGGGGAAAGCGACGCTCTCGCGGGAAGAAAAGCTGGATACCGCGATCCTGCGTCATCTGCAATCCTTGGCGGCGACCGGCAGCACGCAGCCCAATGGCGCTCTAGGCTTTACCCCCGCCAATCGCGTCGCCGCCGCTGGTTACCTGTATGACGCGACCGTGGGGGTCGGACTGTTGCAAGCCTTCGGCACGCGGACCGTCGACGCCACTCTGTCCAAGTGGACAAGGAGCGACTCGGCGACGCTGCTGAGCGAGGACTACACCGAGATCGGCGTGGCGTATGTCTACCGCGCAGGCAATCCCTACACCCATTTGTGGGGCGCACTTTTGGCGACGCCGGGACCGCCGCCTACCACAGAATCGCCGGATGACAACCCCGCTGAGGATGCCGGCGAGGAAACCGCTGCGGAACTAGAACGGATTGAAGCGCCGAGGCTGGAGGATGTCAGCCCGCAAAACCTAGCGAAAGTGGCGGGGGAATTCGCCAAGGCCGCGCGCATGGTGGTGGCCGCCGAGCAAGAGATCGTGCGGTTGCGGATTGAAGATTTGGAACGGGAGCGGCGCATCAGTCTATTGAAGACCCTGCAAACCCAACTGGATACCGTCTTGACGGTTTGGGCTTGCCAGTGGGATGCGTGGCTGGTGCCGGGCGATGTAGCACAGACGGCGGAAGTGCCCGGTTGGTGGCTGGAAGAGGGACAGGCGGCGACGACCACGATGGGACTGCGCAACGATCCGGGCGGGCTGGTCAATGATTATGAGGTTCCCTACACCGAATATCGCATCAATATCGTGCCGCCGATGGTGGCGCCCAGCCGGTTGCGATACGCCGAAAGCATGAGCGATGCCGCGATTTTCATCAACGCCGCCCTGGAACCAGGCCATTTGAAATGGAAACCGCTGTGGCGGTATGGAACGATCACCGCACTGGATGGGGACGTCGCCAGTGTATCGCTGACGCCCATCCCTGCCCGCATTTTTCAAGGTGAGACGGCAATGGCGCTGGATACCGAGGCGCAGGAAACCCTGACCAGCGTGCCCATTGAATACCCGCCCTGTAATGGGCAGCGCTTTGAGGTCGGGCATGAGGTACTGATCTTTTTCGGCTTTGATCGCGCGACACCGAAAATTATCGGGTTTCGCCGGGAGCCATTACCGTGTCCGAACGGCGGGCGCGTGAGCTGGCGCGGGGCTTGAATAGTGAATGCCTTGTGCGGAATCTGTGCGGAACGCCCGTCCGGTCAAGTGATTCACTGGCTTTTGTGGGCAGGTCAAGACGCGGGCCAGTGAGTTAAGTGATTGAAAAATCAGTGTCGGTGATAGCGTTGGGTTTCTCAGCGGAGTCCGTCAATTAAAAAAACCGCCTGTCCGGTCAACCGCTTGCCGCTGACTTTTCCGGGGTTGTGCCGTGATTTGTGCGGACGATATGCGGGCGACTGATCCGCTCAGCATGTTCCGCCAAGTGATCGGCGCTCAAATGCGCATAGCGGAGCACCATTTCCAGCGACGCCCATCCTCCCAGTTCCTTCAACACCGGCAACGGCGTACCCGCTTGTACATGCCAACTGGCCCAGGTGTGCCGGAGATCATGCCAGCGGAAGTTCTCAATGCCTGCCCGTTGCAGCGCTTTCCGCCAGGTGACGGTATTGGCGTTGCGTGCGGGCGTTCCGTGGATCGTCGGAAAGACCCAGCGGGGATTCTGACCCTGCTGGCCGCGAAGCACACAGACCGCCTCGGCATTCAGCGGAATGGTGATGGGCTTGCCGGCTTTCGCCTGATCGCCATGAATCCAGCCGACGCGGCGTTCCAGATCGACCTGACGCCATTCCAGCCGACAGACATTCTGCTCCCTTAATCCGGTCGCCAAGGTCAGGCGCATCATGGCGGCGTACCGGGTTGGCAACTCCTGCAACAATCGATCTGCTTCCTCCCGAGTCAGCCAGCGAATACGCCGCTCGGGGTCGGCGAGTCGCCGCATCGCCGGAACAGTAGTCAGCCAGCCCCATCTTACGGCGGCGTGCAGAATAGCGACGATGGACGCCATTTGGGTGTTGATCGTGCTGTTCTTCACGCCACTGGCCCGGCGCTGGCGAATGATCAGCGCCAGATCATCGCGGGTGATGGCGTCCAGTATCCGAGCGCCGAGTACCGGGTCGGCCTGGCGCAGCGCGTTCAGCACGTTGCGCAGGCTTTTCCGGTCGGGGTGTTCCTCAATCCAGCGCACCACCGCTTCTTGCCAAGTGTGCCGGGGTGACTCTCCTAACTTGACCTGTCGCCAGCAGTCGGCTTTGCGCCGGTCGTGGAGTTCCTGGGCCTGGCGGCGGTCGGTAGTTTTAGTAGATTCTCGTATTTCACGTCCGTCGGGCGCCGTGAACCGGATCCACCAGACGGAACCGCGTTTAAAGAGCGACATACGGGTTTCTCCTTTTCGATAACCCGCGTCTTGACCTCTTTGAGCATAGCGGCTAGATCGTCGGGGTCAATACGAATGCAACGCCCGAGGCGAATGCTGGGCAACGCGCCGGTTTGAATGAGCCGCTGCACCGAGCGCAGGGACAGAGACAGGCGTTCAGCGGCTTGGGGAAGGGTCAGCAGTGACATGCCAGCTCTTCAAAGCCTGAAGCGGCGACATTCCGCACACCGCAATGGTCCTGAATTTTCGCCGCGTGGCCTTCCGCCAATGTAGCGATGAACCAATACCGATCTACGGTATTCAGCCGGTAGACATTCGGGTTTTCTATCAGGAATTTCCTCGCGTCTTTATGTTTGATCATCCAGCGATGATGCTCTTCTGCGTGCGAAAGGCCGGAGGGATTTTCCTGATGGCCTTTTAAGAGACCCTGGCGAATCCAGCGGGCCACCGTCTTGCTACACACGCCCATGGCCGTAGCGAATTGCAACGCGTTGTAAGTGTCGCGACTCAAAAAACTGACGCCGAGTTGATAAACGCGGTTCTCCACTGCCGAGACCGACCGCACAAAGCCGGCGTCCTTAAGTCGGTTGGCGATGAACCGGGCACCACCGACCTCAATCAGGCTTTCGATGAGCCGATCTTCTTCCGGCGTCCAATAGCCTCCGGTCGAGCGCGTCAAGCCTAACTTTCGAGCGCGCGCTTTAACCCAGCCCGTTTCCAAACCCAGTTGCTCCGCGACCCGCCGACAGATGCCGCGCCGCGAACTGCCGTAAGCCTCACGAATTGCCTGATCAATTTCCGGCGTGGCGACGATGTGTTGCCATTGTCTTCGCGGCAATCCCAGGCGCCGCAGTTCATTGCCGACACTGCTGGCAGTCCTGCCAATCAGAGTCGCAATCTCGCCGGCGTCTTTGTGGGGCGCTTCCCGGCGCAGCACCTCCCGCTGCTCTTCGGTCCAGCGGATTTTGTTTCGGGTTGACCTTCGCGACAGCCCCAGCGATCTGACCCGGTTGTGAATCGCTGCGGTGGTTCGGCCCGGCAATCGCTGAGCATAAAGCGCCGCCCGGTAATATTGCGTGAGAGTCATGGCGCGAATTTCGATCAATATCGCGTCCTCTTCGGACGTCCATTTGATTTTATTCATCAGTATCTCCGGGTTGTTGAGCCGTCCATGGCGCAAACATTAAACGGCGGAGCGCTTGCCGCGCTGGTAGGCTTCATCCAACGCATCCTCAAAAAACATTTTCCCGGCCATGACCGCCTGTTTTAAGTCGCCGACAGGGTCGATTTGTTTTTCTGGCTGAATCAAATGGGTCGCCGGTTTTTCCTGTTTCGCCTTCAATGCTGCGACGGATTGAGCGGAAGCTAATGCCTGTTTTTCCGCTTCAATCCGCGCGCGTTCCGCCGCCATCAGTTCCGATTGATGACGAGCTTCTTGTTCGCGCCGCGCCTGTTCTGCCCGGCGCTCCGCTTCAATCCGCGCGCGTTCCGCCGCCTCGCGAGCAATACGCTCATCCCGCTCTCGCTGAACCCGCTCCGCTTCAATCCGCGCGCGTTCCGCCGCCTCAGCCTGAACCCGCTCGGCCTCTGCGGTTACAATGCGATGGGCTTTCCAGGCTGTAATAGCGGCATCTTTCGCCTGGGCGGCATCGGCAATACGCTCCTGCCAACTATCATCAATCGCTACCGACTCAATCCATGCCAGTCGCTGATCCGCATCAGCGCTCGATCCGGAGGGCGGGATGGACAGCTCGGCCAGACGCGCATCCAGCGCCGCCACCCGATCTCGTTCCGCCTGCTCCCAGTCATCTAGCGGGCGACGCACTTCATTCCGCAGCGCGTCCAGTTGATCACGAACCTTTTTGCGCTCAGCATCCACCAGGGCCAGGCGTTTTTTCTGTTCAGCCACCAGCGTCTTCCCGGCATCATCCAGCGCCGTCTTGGTGCGCGAAATTGCAAATGCCATGCTGGCGATCTCTTTGCGCCCTTTCGTGGTGGCGACATCCGCCACTAACGAGGTGGCCTTGGAGCGAATATCGGACAACAGCCGGTCGATTGACTCGCTGCTTTCGTACAGCCGCGCAAGATCAGTAGTTTCAACAATCATCAGGTCAGTCATTAGTATCTCCAAGTTATTGCGCCGTCCGTGGCGCGAAAATAAAGGATCAGGCCAGTTCCTGCGCTTGGCCGGTCATGAGCAGGTAGGCGCGTTCGGTGGTGGCGACGTCCAGGGCGCAGTACGTCAGCACTACGCTGAACTCGCCTTCACGGTGCAGGCGCGGGCAGTCGGCGCCGGTGATGACTGCCTTGGGCGTCGGGATGCCCAACACGCGAGCCACGGTATCCAGACTGACCCACTGCTCATTGCTGTTCTCCATTGAGCAGTAGCGAATCATCCGCATGGTGTCGTACACCGGCTGTAGATCGCCATCGAACGCCAGGGCCATCGGTAGCTTGAGGCGATGCCGCAGATAGGCGTTGCGCAGCTTGGGGAGGTCGAACCCCACCAGGTTATGCCCGACCAGAACGGTATCTGGAGCCGCGCTGGCGTCCAGCACCGTCCGCAGGGCGTTGAGCAACCCGGCTTCATCGCCGCAGGGCAGCACCATCCATCCCGGCACCTCGGGCGCTGACAGGCCCATGCCATTAAAGATCACGGACATGGCGTCGCTTTTAAAGGCGACGCAAAGGATAGGGCTGGCGTCCAATAGCGCCGCCTTGTCGTTGACCTTGCTGGCCCGTTCCGCCTTCTTGGCTTCAACCGTTTCTGGTTTCCAGTTGGAGGGGGCTTTCCATCCGGCAATCGCTGCCTCAACGGCTTCGGCAGGCGCATCGCCGGTTTCCAAATCCAGCACCACGTAAGCCGCCGGATTCATCAAGTGGGTGGTGAGCGGGGTCATTACCAGCCCCCCCGGCGATAGCCACCGCCATAGCCGCCCTGGCGCTGACCACCCCAGCCGCCTTGCTGGCCGCCACTGTTCCCCCAGCTACCGCCTTGATTGCGCGGTTGCCAAGCGTCGACCGGCAACCCGGCATTCGACAAAAGCTGTACCGCCGCTTGGAGCGCTTGCGGACTGGCAGCGAATTCCGCCGGCAAGTGCAGGTCCACACGAACGCTTCCCAGGGGAGTGTCGATCTTCACCGGGATGCTGATGCCGGTGATGGGCAAGCCTGTAGCCGCAGGCGCTGGGGCGGGTTGCGCCCATCCGCTGGCGGGTTGCGCCGGGTTGACAGCTTGCGGTTGCGCCTGCGCAAGCAGGGCCTGTAATTGTGCGAGTTGGTCAGACATATCAAATCTCCCAGGGCCAGCCATAGCTAGCGTCGTTATCGAACTGTTCCAGCCAGACCTGCCCTTGCAGACTGTCTAACCATTCCTCAAACCAATCGTGATAAACTGTCATGGTGTGTTCTCCAGTGGTCAGCGCCCTCGTTGTTTGCGGCAACGGGGCGTTTTTCGTCAACGGGATAAAAACCAAGCGACCGCCACTCCCGTACAAATCAGCGCCAAATTGACCGCCCCAAACAGCAACTCGCGGCGATACGCGGGCAACGGCCGGGGGTCTTTTAGCGCCGGACGGAGGCGGGTCGCCATTGGGCGAGGCTCAACCCGTTCAGCCATGGGATGAGTGCCGGTGCGCGGCCCGGTCAACGGTTCGGCCTGGCGCGCCATCGCTTGAATCACCGGCGAATCCCAGTCGCAGGCGGAACGTGCGGCTTCGGCGGCTAGCCGGGGGGTATGCGGGCGCAGCTCGCGGGCCACATCCCACCTATCTATCTGCTTCATCGCCGCTTGGTGGCGGCGAATCAAATCTCGTTCAGCGCGGCCAATGGATTGCTTGGTGCTGACCGTGGATTTCACGATCACGGGGTTCGTTTTCATCTTCAAATCTCTAGGGCAGTTTGATTGGGATTTTTCGGCGGCGCTTCGTCAGGAAAACAGTAATCAGGCTCAAATTCGGCGTATGCGCCAATAACCGCCGACAAACGATATTCAGGGCCGTAAACTCGACCCCATTTCAACGGATTTTTATGACTATCCGCCGCCTCGCGAATACTTTCTATTCGCAAAATCACTTCACGAGTAATACGGTCATGATCCCAGTGATTTGGAACGCTGACCCAGGAAATAGCCACCTGTTGACGCTCGATTTCCACCCCGACTGTTTTCATGCGGTAGACTCCCGCTCTAATTCCCATCCGATATGCGGCAGGTAGGGTTTCCAACCTTCCCGAAAAACGTAGGTCACCCCATCGTCTGCCAGACCTAAAATCACCCCTTGCCAAGCATTGTCGTTTGGCGTGAGGATCAACTGAATGATTTTTGGTTTGGAGTTCTGCTTTTTCATGCGGCCTCCCGGTCAGCAATCCAGAAATATGGAATCACCTTCGCTGGGCGGGGCAAGCCGAGGCGCGGCACATAGTCGAGAATTTCCGCTTGAATCAGGCGCTCCTGGTGACTGTCTAGCAGCTTCTCAACATCGACAGAAACGCGGTCTTTGTTCGGCTTTTTGTCCATCAGGCTCACGCGCTGAATGACCGCGCGCGCTGGGCTGGGGGGAGATGTTGGAGTGGCAATTTCTTCCGGTTCCCACTCATATTCAATCTCTGCCTCGTACTCCCGGCAAAGAAACTCAATTTTCATGTAGTACAGATTCATCGTCTTCTCCGAAGAAGCCCCGGATGAGTCGCGAGTCAAACCCAGCCGGGGAATAACCACCAAAGGAGGATTGGCCCGCCGCCGATCCCCAGGCTAGGGGTCTGTCGGCCTTGGCCCGGTGAAGGGCAGCGGGTTGATAGTATTAAAATACTACCATGCGGCAATGTCAAGTATAAAAATACTTGCGGGAAAGAAAAAATAGAGGGAGTGGATCAATGACTGCTACGGGATTCCAGTTCGCCGATGCGATCTATCGTGGCTTGCCCTTCGCTGGACGCATGGATGTAGTTGTCGATCAATCTACTAACTTTATCCTGCATGATGTTGACCAAACAGGGGTCTGAAATAGGCATTAACAGTATAAATGCCGGTACACCCAATGCGTCGGCCACTGATGAAAGCGTTTCAATCGTGGGATGTATCCGCAGTTCGCCGGCCCGCTCAAGGTTGCTGATCACCTTCTGGGATAGTCCGGATTTTTTAGCCAACTCGGTTTGATTCCATTCTTTAGCGACGCGCAAGGTTTTGACGTTGCGGGCCAGGATGGCTAGAGAGAAGGGCCTGCTCATGCCTCCCAAAATAAAGGAACCGTCTAGTATTGAGGTATTGCAAGTTAAGTATTTTAGTACTAGGCTATGGCGCATGATGAACACTCCCCTGTTAGAGCAAATGAAATCCAGGCTCCTGGCCGCCAAAGGTCAGTGGCCATCGGTCTGCATCAACGCAGGCGTGGACTACGTCTGGCTCACCAAAGTTATGCAAGGCCACATCAAAGACCCCGGCGTGAATCGCGTCGAACGAGTTTTGGCCGCGCTTGACCGCATGAACTCCACAAAGCAGGCGGCCTAGCCATGCGGCCCGTCGCTCCTTTCGAGGCCGCTTTGTCTGAGAAGCGGATTTACACCGTCAAGGTGTCGATGGGAGAGACGCTGTATCGCACGTTGCAAGACCTCGCCGCCCGGCGAGATCGGTCCCTGTCCGACTACTGCCAGCATCGCCTGCTGCTCGACTCCTTTGGTGAGTATCTGGCGATGCAAGCGCGTGATCCAGCGGATTCATTGGCCGACACTGGCCCGGAATGACCGCATGAACCCTCCTCCCGGCGTACCCCGCGATATCTTCCTGGCGATGCGGAAAATCATCGCCAAGGAGCGGGCGATTCGCCGGACTCGGGATCAGGTGCGCCGGGTGCGGGTGATTCTTTCGGGCGTCAGCGGGCGGTGCGCGACAACACCCGCAGCAGGGGATTGTCTGCTGGGCACCCACCCAGTCGGCTGCTTCATCGCCGCTCCTCAGCAAGGCCTCTGCCGCCTCGCCCCCGTCACGGGCGATTCCTTCATTTAACCTGGGATACCGTCATGACCGCCGACACGCTGCTTTCGCGCCTGGATAAAACCAAAACGACTGGGCCTGGCCGTTGGGTGGCGTGTTGTCCGGCGCATCAGGACAAGCGCCCGTCGCTCCATATAAAGGAGTGCGACGATGGCCGGGTGCTGGTGCATTGCTTCACCGGCTGTTCGGTGGGCGACATCCTCGCCGCCGTGGGCCTGGAATTCTCTGATCTCTTTCCCGAAAAACTCGACCTCTCTGATCATCATCACAAGCCCGCTGACCGCGCGCCGTTCCCTGCGAAGGAAATCCTTAGGACGCTGGTGGGCGAGGCGACGATTGTCGCGGTGGCCGCCGGCATGTTGCGGTCGCAGGGCTTCTTGCCCATCGCCGATGAAGAGCGGCTGGCCGTGGCCTATGACCGGCTGTCCGAGGCGCTGGCGATGATCGGCCCCCCCTTATGAGTCTGCTTGACGACACCGAACGCGCCCTCAATCGGGGCGAGGCTTTCTTGGATCGCCAGGTAGCTCAAGCCAAGAAGTTGCGCCTGGTGACCAGAGACGAGATGGACGTGTCGCCGGAAGACTGCGGGATTGATCCTGAGTCGTTCTGGAAATCCGAACTGATCAGCAAAACCGACCGGGCCGGACAGCCCAGCTATCTGTGTCGCGTTCATAACCTGGTGCTGATCCTGGAAAACGATCCGGCTTGGAAAGGGCAGTTCCGCTTTGATGAGTTCCGCATGGGGATGATCCAGGGCGACCAGGAACTGATGGATCATCACCTGGTGGCGCTCAAAGCCTGGCTGGAACGCTACTGGATTGACAGCGAGGTGAAGACCCTCGTGGTGCGCGAGGCGGTGGAGCTGGTGGCGCATCGCCATACGTTTCACCCGGTGCGGGAATGGCTGGGCGGCCTGGTCTGGGATGGCGTGACCCGCATCCCGACCTTCTTCCAGGACTATTGCGGAACGCCGCTGACGCCCTACAGCACGGCGGTGGCGAATTCGATGTTCGTCTCGGCGATTGCCCGCGTGATGCGGCCCGGCTGTAAGGTAGACACGATGGTGGTGTTTGAAGGCGCGCAGGGCATTGGCAAATCCAAGATGGTGCAGGCGATGTTCGGCACGCGCTGGCATTGCGACATCACCCAGGAACCCGGCTCACTCGACTTCTACCAGAATTTACGCGGCAAGTGGATTGGCGAATTCTCCGAACTGTCGGCGATGGGCAAGGCGGACCAGAACCGGGTCAAGCAAGCGCTCACCCAGACCCAGGACACCTACCGCGCCAGCTACGGCCACTACTCCCGCACCTATCCCCGCCAATTCATCTTCACCGGCAACACCAACAAAGCCGACTATCTCTTTGACGAAACCGGCGCTCGCCGCTACCTCCCCATCGAATGCCATGAGATTAACGCCGAAGCGGTCGAGCCGCTGCGTGATCAACTGTGGGCGGAAGCCGTGCAGCGATACCGCGCCGGCCATATCTGGTGGGACATTCCCGATGCGGACCGCGAGCAGGAAAAGCGCTATCAGGTGGACAGTTGGGAGGATTACGTCAAGCCCTGGTTGAGCGGTCGCTCGCAAGTGACGATGAGCGAAGTCCTCGACGAAGCGCTGCACCTCAAGATTGATCGTCATGACCGTTCGGCGCAAACCCGCGTCGGCGCGATCCTGCGGCGACTGGGCTGGGTGGCGAAACAGGAAAGCAGCGGCGACCGGCGGCGCTATTACGTTAAGAAAACAAGGACTTGAACAACCTCGAACAACCTCGAACAACCTTTCGAACAACCTTTTTCAACTAATTGTTATTGGTATCAACGACTTGAACAACCTAGAACAACCTTTGCTCGCGCGCGCACATTACATACACGGATGATTCCGTATAGGAATTTATGATTTTTATAAAAGGTTGTTCGAGGTTGTTCAAGTAAATGAATATTAAAAGAAAAAAAGACGAACAACCTCAAAAAAGGTTGTGTAAGGTTGTGCGAGGTTGTTCATGTTGATGATTCATCAAGAAAAAGGAGAAAGCATGAGTATCAAAACGCCATGGACGACCTTTGATGAGCTGCAATTCGTCGCTCACTTGGAAACCATCACCCCGGCGATCCAGAGAAAACAGATTTTGAGGGGCTATTTAGCCGGTTTACGGCGGCGCGTGCGCTGGGAGGGTATCGATGCCGGCGTCGTGCGGGAAGCGGCGGAAAGCGCCTTGGAGGGGCTGCAATGAGCGTAGTAGGAATAACCGACAGCCGGGCGAAGTTTGCCGCGTTCGTGCCCGAGCTGCAGGAGGCCATGAAAGCAGCGGCCCGGCGTTATGACTGGGACGGCGAGACCTGGGCGATGCAGACGATCCTGCTGGCCCAAACCATCGAAGCCAGCAGCTATGACCCGAAGGTCATCCAGGCGCTGGCGTCTGCTTACCGGGACGCTCCGGCGCTGCTCAAGGAAGCGGCATGAACCCGCAACCCATCGACACCGCGCCGAGAGACGGCACGGAAATTTTAGTTTATTTCCAGGGGATTGGATGGAAATCAGTAACCTGGGAAGTGGGTGATTACGGCTATGGATCGTGGTGCGTCGATGATGGAAAAAACGGCCCTTTCGCCCTGCGGATGTACAGTACTGGCGGTGATACTCACTGGTTACCGTTGCCGGAAGAGCCGGAATGAGGCTCCACAAAAAACCCGCCGTCTTGATTTGATCATTAGTCATTAAAGGGAAAGCCATGAGAACAACAGCAGAGCTAAACATATTTACCAAACAAAACAAGTATGAACCCTTGCCGGATCGTAGCTTGGCGCTAGTAAAGGTAAAGAACGGCGCGCTAGTGACCGATAGTTTAATCGTGGCCGAAGTGTTTGAAAAAAATCATTTTGATGTTTTAAAAAGCATTGAAAAACTTGAATGTTCTCAAGAGTTTAGAGACAGAAATTTTACTTGCTCTAACTATATGACTTTACAAGGAAAAAGTCAGCCATGCTTTGAAATGACGCGCGACGGGTTTACTTTTTTGGCTATGGGATTTACCGGAGGAAAGGCGGCGGCATGGAAAGAAAAGTACATTATCGCTTTCAATGCGATGGAAGAAACGCAGATTAAAGGAAGTACAGTCCTTGAAAGGAATCTTGTTGTTTTAACGGAACTTCATAAGGGAATGCAGGAATCTGTTAATAATGGGTTTGGAATCATGAATACAAGGATTGTTGCTGTAGAAACAAAAGTAGACAGCATCAATCACAAAGTCAGCAGTATAGAAATGCAGATACAGAATCAAAACAAAAGAAAAAATATTAAAGATTCTGTTAAATCATTGATAGCCAAACATATATCTATGCTTGGAGGTAAATGCCCTTGTTGTGGATTCAACCAAGTGACTGACATTAAAGGAATGCCTATCAAAGGGTGTGAGTATGATCACTTTTATCAAAATAGCCTCCCTGGGGTTGAATATGTTTGGTTGATTTGTGGAAATTGCCATAAAGAATTGACGCATGGCAAAGTGGCTAGAGGGGATAGACAGATAGAATTTAATGCTTTTCAAAACAAAAGAAAAAGGCTTCCTGATTCTCAAACAAGCCTCTTAATTTAAGGAGCAAGCCGCATGAGTGCGCTGATCATTCCGTTGGCGTTGCTGGCCGGGTTCCTGCTGGGCTACCCGGATGCCGTGGTTGCCGTGGGTACGATCTGGGCCTGCGTGGCCCGGTTCGCCTGGGAGACGGTGCGGGACTGCCTGGAGGCCCTGCGGTGACGTTCAGACTGACCGCCCGGCGGGCGCTGGAACACGAGGAGCAGACGGCGCTGTTTGCCTGGGCCAGGATCGAAGCCCGCCGCGATGCCCGCCTGGAACTATTGCACGCCATTCCCAACGGCATGGCCGTCAGCAGTATCGCCGAAGCCAGCCGCGCCAAGCGCACCGGCCGCAAAGCGGGCGTGCCGGACCTGTGCCTGCCCATACCCTCGGGCCGATACCACGGCCTCTACATCGAATTGAAACGCACCGGTGGAACGCCCTGCGATGTGCGCCCGGAGCAATCGCACTGGCTGGAACAGTTGAACGGCCAAGGCTACCGAGCCGTCGTGGCCTATGGATGGGAAGAGGCGGTGGAGACGATCAGGGAGTATCTGCAATGACCGCTCCCGTTCCCTGGGGCTACCGGATTGACCGGCCCGTGACCATCGGCCATCGCTGGAAAACGATCCAGGTCGGGAAGGTCACGAAGGTGCAGCCCGCATGCGGCTGTATGCATCCCATCCATCCGCTGTACGTGTCGTGGGCCGATGAACCGATTAAGAACCCCTGCTCGGTGTGCGCGGACTGGCCAGCATGAACGCCTGCTGGGACTGCCCGCACCATCGCCGAGAGTTGATACTAACCAAGAACGGACGCCCGCTGTGCTTTATATCCTGGTGCTGCAATGCCTACCAGGCCACGACGCCTCCGGGCGTGCATCGCCGTTATCCCGATCCTCCCCCCTTAATTGACGGAGAATTGCTGAATGACCGACATCCGAAAAACCTTATTGAATCTGATTAGCGAATACGGCGACGCGCTGACCCGCATGGACGGTGAGCGCGACCTGCTCAAAGCCATTGAGGACCGCGCCGAGAATGAATGCGGAATGCCGGCCAAAGCGTTCCGAACGGCGGCGACGGCCTACCACAAAGATCAGGTGACGAAGAAACGCGAAGAACTCACCGAACAGATCGACGCCTTTGAGCTGATTCAGGGGGAACCCGCATGATGCGCCTCCTGGAGTTCCTGGAAATGCTGGCGCTGATCATCGGCGTTGCCTTCACCCTGCTGGTGATCCTGCCTTTCGGACTCGCCTGGATCGTGGCCCGGTTGGTGGGGCTATGAAGCCGCTGAACTGGCGTGAACTGCAAGCGACCGCTCAGCGCCGGCTGACTTGCGCGCCGCTGGACTGCACCTGCGAAGCCGACTGCTTTCGGCTGGCGCAAGCGCTGTTGCAACTGATGCCCGACCCCTTGCCGGAAGACCCCCTGCCGGAAGACTCCGATGTCATTGCCGACTATGCGCCGGATTGGAGTGCTTCATGACGCAAAACGATTTTCGGAAACGATTGCATGATCTGACTGTGGAAGCGACGCGGGCTTTGCCGATGGTGCAGGTGTTTGAGATGCTGACCTCGCACCAACACGCTTTTCAATTCGCCTATGAGACGTCCCTAGCGGATAAAATACGCCTGCACTGTGCGGAAAACCCTCAACAGGAATCTCCCCCATGATCCCCGTCAATCCACGGGTAGCGTCCTGCATCCACTGCAAAGCCCTGGTGCGGATTCCCGACGATGCCAAGCCCGGCCATCGCCTCACCTGCACCCACTGCAACACGCCCTATTACGCCTGGCAATTACTGGCCCGGTCCTATCGCCCAGAGGTCAAACCTGATGAGTGAAGAACGTCCTGTTTATGTCCGCTGTGCCTCGGGCAGCAACGCCCACACCGATTGTGTGGTCCGGCGCTTCGGCGATTTGACGGAGATTCTCGGCCATCCGTTGATGCAGTTCACTCCCGAGGATGCGCGACGATTTGCGACCGCCATCCTGCACGCCGCGGGTAAAACCGGCTACGGCGGAACCGACAAAACCGTTGAGAGACTGCGCTCCGAGATCGCTATGGCGCTCCATGCGCCGGTCATGGCTGATAGCCTGTCCCGCCCGATCCTGGCGGAATGCAGCGAGGCGCTGGCCTACCTGGAACGAGAAGCGGATTACTGGCGCCATGAATGGCGAGAAGCGGCGGCGCTCACCTTGGCAGAAATCGACGATGGCAAGTGAGCTGACATTATCGCCGGAAGGCGTGGCGTTTATCGCCAAATTCGAGGGGTTCAGGGCTATGGCTTATACCTGTCCGGCGGGCAAGCCCACCATCGGTTATGGACATGTGATTCGTCCGGGTGAATACTTTGAAGCGGTGGGTCGCGAGCAAGCCATGGTGCTGTTGCAACGCGACGCTGAGCGGGAGTCGGAACCAGTGGCGCGTCATTTAACGGCTGAATTGCCGCAACATCAACAGGATGCACTGATCAGTCTGGCATTTAATTGTGGAGGGCGTAGCATTGCCCGGAGCACGCTCGTTCAACGGCTGAATCAGGGATTGACGGATGAAGCGGCGATGGAGTTTTTGCGATGGAACAAGATTGCTCGTGTTGAATCGCGGGGACTGGCGTGGCGGCGAGCCGCAGAGCACAAGTTGTTTTTGACGGGAGACTACGGGTCATGAACTGGATCATGAATCGCTTGCGCGAAGCCTCGACCTGGCGCGGTCTGGTCTGGCTACTAGTGGCCTCCGGCGTCGCGCTGCGGCCCGATCAAGTCGAGGCTCTGGTGGTGACCGGCATGGCGCTAGCCGGCCTGCTGGGGGTCTTCCTCAAAGATGAAATTCGCTCAACGGAGACGCGGACCCGTGACACTGACGAGGAACCCTCATGACCCCCGGAAAACTGAATCTCACGATCTATCAAGGCGCCACCTTTAGCCGGCTCATCCGTCTTAAGGACGATGATGGGGACGCGATTGACTTGTCCGGGGCTACGGTGCGAATGCATATTAGAGCGACAGTGACGGCGACCGCGACGCTCTTAGAACTGACTGAAGCCAATGGCCGGGCGCTCGTGACCGATGCGGCGGCAGGCGAGATCACCCTGCTGATTAGCGCTACCGATACCGCGCTCCTGACGCTCACGACTGCTGTTTACGATCTGGAGATCGAGTATTTGACCGGGGTCGTGGATCGCGTGCTGTATGGCGGCGTAACTCTGTCGCTGGAGGTGACTCGATGACTACTGTCACGGTGACCGAGGAAACCATCGAACTCACGAATGAGATCGTCGAAACGATTACGGTCACCGTGGCTGAGCAAGGGCCACCCGGACCGGCAGGATTATTTGCCCCGGATGGTATCGACATCATTGCGGGCGGGGCGCCCGATACTGATTTTTCCGCCGGATACATCATTGAAGGAGGCGCGCCATGACCACGACTGTCACTGCACAAATTCAACTGCGAAAGGGAACGGCGGCGGCGTGGACCAGCGCCAATCCGACGCTGGCTTCTGGTGAGGTCGGGTATGAAACCGACACCGGCAAGCAGAAGATCGGGGATGGAACCACGGCCTGGACTTCGCTGGCTTACTACCACGACCCGGATAGTGCCGGAACCTATGCGCCGATTGCCAAGGGCGTGACGAATGGCGATTCCCACGACCATAGCGGGGGCGACGGAGCGCAGATTGCGTACAGCGGATTGTCCGGGTTGCCCACTTTGGGGACTGCCGCAGCTACAGCAGCTACGGACTATGCAACGGCTTCCCATGCTCACGGCAACATCACGAACGCCGGAGCCATTGGCTCTACCGCCAATCTTCCCATCATCACCACCACCAGCGGCGTATTGACGGCGGCCGCTTTTGGGACGGGGGCCACTGACTTTTGCGTGGGAAACGACTCCCGATTGAGCGATGCTCGAACGCCCACGGCGCATAGCCACGAAGGAACCGCGATCCTCTCGACCGGCGAGACGGGCGGGGCAAAGTTTCTGCGAGAAGACGGCGATGGCACGAGTTCCTGGCAGTCCGTCCCAGCTTCGCATGATGCCGTAACGATTGCCGACAGCACGTCGATTGACCTGACGCTCACCGGCCAGCAAATCAGCGCGGCGGCGATCTTCGGGACGACCACAGGCACGGTCTGTCAGGGCGACGACGCCCGTCTCAGCGACGCTCGGACCCCATCCGCGCACTCCCACGAAGGAACCGCGATTTTATCCACGGGCGAAGCCGGCGGAACCAAATACCTGCGAGAAGACGGCGACGGCACCTGCTCTTGGCAAGCGGTTCCGCCCAGTGTCGATCTCGCCCAACTCCACGCCGCTGCTCTTTCATTCTGAGGATTCATCATGGCTAAGACTTTTACCGCACCTTTCGCCCAGACTCCCAAAAACGCCTCAGCGATTGTCACGACCGCCTCGGCGGATTTGGCAACCGATCCCACGAATACCGTGCTGCTGCTGACCGCAGGCGCTGACGGGGCGTTGCTCACTCGCTTGCGGGCCATTCCGCGAGCCACGGTCACGGCTTCGAATTTGCTGCTGTGGGTCAGCCTGGATAACGGCACGACAAAACACCTGCTGGATTCCGTGCTGATGGCGGCGCATACCGTTGCCACCACGACCGCCATCCCAACAACGAGCTTTACCAGCTACACCGAAGACACCCCGCTGCGGCTGGAAGCCGGGGCCAAGTTGTACGTCGGCAGCGCCGTGACCCTTGCGGGCGGCATCGTCTTCAACGGCAACTACACGGACTTCTGAGCATGAACCCCTACGCCGGGCGCAATGCGCCCCTCGCCAAGCAGGTTCGGCGCCCGCGAGCGCCGGTCATCGCCAAGGGGTTTCCTCTCGTCGGTAACGGCTTGGGCGGATTCCCTCGGCGTCCGGTTTGTGAGGGTAGCGGCGATCAGATTGTCGATTATGTCGAAAACAACGTACTCTACCGGGCGCATATTTTCACCTCCAGCGGGACGTTTGTTGTCAATCGCTCGGTGGAGGTGGAGTATCTCGTTGTGGCGGGGGGCGGTGGTGGGGGTTATGGGTCAACTGCTAACGCTGCCGGGGGCGGCGGCGCGGGGGGTCTGTTGACGAATGTTGGCGGTGAAAAGCTGTCGGTTACTGCTGGCAATTACGCCATTGTGGTAGGCGCAGGCGGCTCGGCAGGCTTAATGACGAATAATTCTGGGGCTAATGGAAGCCCATCGGGCGGCTTTGGCCTGTCGGCAGTGGGGGGCGGTGGCGGTGGCACAGGAGCAACAAGTTTGTCTGGTGGTTCTGGTGGTGGCGGGCGCGGTACGGCCTCCACGGCCTCTTCTGGTGGCGCGGGCACGGCGGGACAAGGCTATGCAGGCGGCGCAGGATTTGTCGCTACCGTCTATGGCGCAGGGGGTGGTGGCGGTGCTGGCGAGGCGGGGGATAATGCCGCCGACAGCAAAGGCGGCGACGGCGGCGATGGAGTGGCATCCTCTATTACGGGTAATGCGTCCTATTACGCGGGCGGCGGTGGTGGTATGACCGTATCTGGTGGCAGTGCTGGTTTGGGTGGTCTGGGTGGAGGGGGGCAGGGGGGCGTTAGTGTTTCCAACCAATCCGCTGGTGCCGCTAATACAGGGGGAGGGGGTGGAGGAAATAGAAGCCTTACCCCTATTGTGGCTAACGGCGGCTCCGGCATCGTTGTTGTGAGGTACGCTCGATGAGCAAGTATTTCGCCGAAATCGACAGCAACGCCCTGGTCGCCCGCGTGATCGTCGCGCACTCCCTCGAATGGTGTCAGCAGGCCCTTGGCGGCACGTGGATCGAAACGGCTGATCCGTATTCCAGCGAGTCTCAGACCGTCACCTACTGCGGCCCCGGCTTTGGCGCAGACCCTTCTTTCCCCGAACGCTTTGCGCCGCCATGGGTGATGCCCGCGCCTGACCTCGAAACCGGCATCTGGTCAAGTTATTCCAAAGGCGCGCTGGTGTACCACGAGGGGAAGCTCTGGCGCTCGACCTGTGATGGCAATGTGTGGCAGCCGGGCGTTTCCGCATGGCATCCTGAGTCGGACATTGAAGGCGTGTTGCCCGCGTGGATTCAGCCCACCGGCGCGCATGATTCCTACCCGCTCGGGTTCGAGGTGACGCACGAGGGGCAGAACTGGTACGTCACTGCGACCGACGCGAACGGGCATAACGTCTGGGAACCCGGCGTCTTTGGTTGGACGATCATCGGTCAAGAGCCGGAGCCGGGTGAAGATTGGGTGGATACGGGAGTCACGATTGCGCAACTCATCGGCGCGGGCGTCTATCGTTGCTCTGGCATTCCGACGATCACCCTGGATCAAGCCATTCGCCTGGGCGATGCCTCGGCGGGTGAAACCGTCTTTACCGGGTATTGGCCGACGACGGCCACCCCGAGCGACTACATCAAGATCAGCCCGCACGTCTCCGCAGCAGTCGGTTCCAAGGTTTGGAAATGGGCCTGATAGCATGGATCGGGACACGGTGATTAACCCGTTCGATGAGGATGACTCCGATGAAGACCTCATGGTGAATCTTCACAAGGACCGGCGTTCCGGGCTGGATCGTCGCACTGGGCCGAGTTCCAATTCCCTGGCCCGTCTGGATATTGAACGGGAATACCGAGCGGAGATTCGTCAGTTACGGGATGAGGAAACTTGCAAAGACGCACAGATTGCCGAGTTGAAAGCGGAATTGGCGATGATTCGTGAATGGCAGCGGGACAAGGAAGAGACGCTGGCAGCGGCGAAGATCATCGTTCACGCGGGGACTGCCCTTAAGTTTACCATCATGATTTTGATAGGTGTGACTGCTGCGATTGGCGGGATTGCGGCGAGCATGGAGGCGTTTAAAGCGTGGTTTCGCTAAAGCACTGGTGGAAAAACACTTGCCGGTTTTGCCGCTGGATTGATCGTTGTGTGTCCGTAGGCTTGCGGTTGTTGATCCTGGGGCTGTCAATCTACGGCGGCTATCTGGTGCTGTATTGGGTAGAGGATACTTCGCCGGTGGTCATCTTTGACACGGGTGAAGTCACGCCCGCCGCCGGACGACCTAATGAAGTAATGATTTTCTATCAGCCGATTCGCAAGGAACGAAACTGTTGGGGGGTAGTGCGGAGAGTTTTGGTGGGTGATTGCGGGCTGTTTGTCATCAGCGAATCACCGACTTGGATTTCCGCGCCGTGGGCCGGGCGCTTGACGTATGCCGTACAGATTCCCTACGAAGCCATTCCCGGTCCGTGTGGTTTTCAGGTCATCGGGCGCTTTGTCTGCAACCCACTGGACATGATAGGTAAACAACGATTAGTGGCGAGTACGCCCATTCAATTTCAAGTATTGAGGTATGACCAATGAACGAACAATCTATTGAGTTAGAAATTCAAGATAAGGGCTTAAATGCCCCACGTCTTTCCCCTGAGAAAATCGACGCAGTTATTGTAGGTGAGGATTATTACGTCTTTCCTGAAACTACTTTGACGGTCTGCTGTTTGACGCTGCGTAATGGGTTTTCTGTTATTGGGGAAAGCGCGGCAGTCAGCTCAGAAAATTTTGATGCTGAGATCGGAAGGAAAATCGCTCGCCAACATGCGCGGGATAAGATTTGGGCTTTAGAGGGTTATTTGTTGCAGGATAAGTTATGGCTGTTGTCATTAAAGCCCCTGTCGTAAGCCCGAGCGAAAAAAACGCGGATCGGCTGATCAAGAAAATCATCGAGGTGCAAACTCGTTATCCGTTGCCGAAGTTTCGCCCGATTAAACCGTCTGGATTGCAAGCCATTATTGACCCCAAAACCGGTTGTGTCCGGCCTGCACCGTTTCGAGATCGGGATGGGCGGTTACTCGAATGGATACCGTGGGACGAAGTGTAAAATGAAAGATCGTCTTTATATCGTTTTAGCCATCCTGGGATGGGTGTTATTGCTGGGGCTGTCTGGCTATCAAGTGCTGGACTATTTCAAGTTCAGGAACGCCGGGCCACGGTTCACGGCGACGGATGGACAAACGCTGTGTCTGCGCGTCCAGGCGCTGGAAACGAATCCGCAGCCGTGTGAGTACAGTAAATGATCAGCGTGGATATTCGCGGCATGGCCGAAGTGCAGGCGATGCTCAGGAATCTGGCAAGTGAGCAGCTGCCGTATGCGATGATGTTGACGCTGAACAATACCGCGTTTGGGGTGCAGAAGTTTCAGAAGGAGCGGATGCCTTCGGTGTTTGATCGACCGACACCTTTGGTAAAGGGCGCTTTCCGTGTGCAGAAGGCGACGAAAGAAGCGCTGACGTCGATAGTGTATGTAGACCCCAGGCGTGAGCCTGTCCTCAGAGTGCATGAGGAAGGCGGGCCACGTGGCGATCAGCGTCTGGAACGGTATCTGAGAACGAAAGGCTGGCTGGATGCAGGCTGGCGGGCCATCCCCACCGATAAGATGAAGCTGAATACCTATGGCAATCCAATGCCCTCGGAAGTCAATAAGATCATCGCTGGATTGCCGGTGATTAGCGGTGTCAAAGGCGATCCGCGTCGCCATTTTGTCATCCCTGCTGGCCGAGCGTCGCGCTTGTCACCCGGTATCTATCGCGCCCTGTCCAAGTCGAAAGGCGCAGCCATTGTGAAGCTGTACCACTTCGCCAGTCGGGCGCAATACGAAAAGCGATTGGAGTTTGAGAAGACTGCGGAAGAAGAAGCCTTGCGCTTGGCGCCCGGGCACATGGCGGCGGCGGTCAGGCGGGCGATTGAGACGGCGCGGGGATAGGATAGGAAATTATTAGTATAATCAATAAGTTAGCGGGTCCTCCTTAGCGGTCTAGGCCGAGGGTAATCGCGGC